GACGCAATGCGTCCAGTCGCATCCCCGACAGGTTTACTTGCAAAGTAGGCGCTTTGCTCTGCGCATACGCTGCTGGATTCCATCTTTCAGCCACCCATTGCCTAGTTTGCACCCGTAATCTAGCCTTTTGCACCTCTTCTACATCGGTTTCGTCAGCAATTAGTATGCTTTCTGCTACCATGTCGTCTGCTGCCTTCGCACGCGCACGCGAGGCGAGACCTTCGTTCTCCTGTTTTGACAGCCAATCTTCGAGTGCAACGCGACCAACTCCAAGCGCGTAACAGATGCGTGCAATCGGTTGCCCAGCCTCAAGCATTGCGACGATATGTTCCTTCGGCAACGAATCAAGCGCAGCCAAGTCCGACTTGCGTTTTGGTCTACCAGCCATTTAAAAGCCCTCCAAGCGATTGAAGCCACTTACACACCACAAAGTATCAACCCGCATCTAAATCTCCTCTAAAGCCCTGTTAACCCTATTTTTGCCTATCTTGCTGGTATCGAACACCTTTGGCAACGACGAAGCCTCCAGTTCGTCCGACTTGACATCATCAAAGCCCGTCGCACCGCCAAGTGGAAACTCCTTCGCATCCTTGTCCAGCCTGACAAGTGCTGCACAAGGCATCAGCGCCTTGATCTTCATGGTCTCCTTGATGACTGGAGACTCCATGATTAGTTCCAGCTCTTCCATCGTCCAGATGTGACGATTAGCAAGTTCTGGTCTGAACTGCTGGTAAAGCGTCGCGTCGTGATGATTCCCAACGACTACCATCACCGACCCGTCCTGCATCTCATGTTCGACTGCAACTATCGCTGGCATCTCCGACACACCGTTATCGACCGCCCAAGTCTCCAGCGCTGCATAAGCCTTGATCATTCCTGCGACAGCTCGATCCAACTTCACCTCGTCTCTAGACACCGAAGCCTCAAAGACTCTCTCAGCCTGTCGCCACACCTTGATCCGAAATTCCGAGTCCACCAACTCGATCAACCGATTGATGCCCCAACGCTTTTCGTGCTCACGCTTGACTACCGTTAACTCCAAAAGCCTAGAATTCATAAATACCTCGAAAGTATTCATAGGGAAATCTGGCTGTTTTAGACCACTAAGCACCTTACTCAAACTCTTTTTAACCATACACAACTCCAACTAAAAAATAATCAATGGCGACATTTGCTGGCGACGACGAATGGATGTCTTCTAGACATCCATCCATTTGTCGTCTCCAAATCAAGCAACAAATGGGATACGAATGGCTTTCCATTTGTCACCATTCGTCTCCATTCGTCTCTACCCCTAAGCATCTGAATACTCCTCCTCTTTTTCGTATTCTGAAGCGTTTTTGTCCTCATATACGATCCAGCATATGTCACGATTTATTACTACTTTTTTATAATCAACCAAGTCCTCTTGCACTTCCCTCCATGCCTTATCAACTGACTTTTTGGCGATGTTATTTCCCTTTTTCTGCCTAAATCTTTCCTCCCAATAGCCAATCCCAACGCACTTTATTGAGTCGCGCATGAACCCTTTTTCTGCAACGACCTCCTTCAAGCATTCCATTGCGAGCCTTTGATTCCTTCCATTTCCAGTAGCGTCTGGAGGGTTTTGTTTCACCTTCTGCTTGACCGATGTGTCCATCTTCTCATCGTGCTCTACCGCCAGACTGGATGTGTCAGCGACATTGAGTCTGCTGGAGCTGACCTCAACCATCGTGAACCCTATCCTTTGCCCGTCCACACCGTCCTTCTGTTTGGACACATGGAGTATTCCTTTTGGCGGTTTAGCGCCTTCGATCCTGATGATCTCCAGCTCTGTGTCTACTGCTCCGAGTAGTGAGCTGTGACCTCTGAGTCCTTTAGTTGCGTCCTTACCAGCGTGATGCACCACCAGCAAGCCACACTCATATCTGCCTTGTATAGCGCCAGCAGCCGTAATGAATGCACCCATGTCCTCACTTGCGTTCTCGTTGCCACCGCCAAATGCTCTAGCCAAGGTATCAATAATGATCAGCTCAAAGTTGATCTCATGGATCGCCTTCAAGTCGTCAATGGCTGCCACCAAGTCTTGGAGGTCTGTCTTACTTGATCTGAGATTGACCTGCCGTCTTAGGAAATAGACTGGCGCTCCAACTGGCGTGCTGTGGTGCGTCTTGAGCGCCTTAATCCTTGACCCGATACCACCGTGACCCTCACCTGCGATGTATAGGACTGCACCTTGTCTAGTGATCTGGTTGCCGAGGAATGCTCTGCCTGTAGCAATGCACTCGGCAATGTCCAAGGCAATAAAAGACTTGAAACTTGCTGGAGGTGCATACAGGGCAACGAATGATCGTTGCGGTATGACTCCTTGCACTAACCACTCAACTGGTTCGTCCTCGATGCTGTCCCACGCTTCGAGCTTGAATCCTTCTCTAACTGGCGTGACCGCGGGAAGCTCCAACTCTTCTGTTACTGGTGTCTCAGCAACGCCAATCAATCTTGCAGGAGTCGTTACATCCATCTCACTTGCTATTGCTTGCGTGGCTTTTGTCAGGTCAACCAGCCTGTCCTTGTCCCCGCCATACTTATGCACAAACTCGTATGCATCTTCCTTGATCTCGTCTAACTGGAGGTCAACCACTCGGATACTTTTTGTAACCGACTTGAGTGCTGCGACTGCTTTTCTTGCGTACTCCCAGCCGACCAGATCGTTGTCAGGCACTATTGCGATGGTGAGTCCGACTAGGTGCTTGACTACATCTTCTGGGAAGCTGCTTGCACCGTTGTGCGTGCAGGTTGCCACCACACCTAAAGACTTGAGAGCGTCGGCTGCCTTCTCACCTTCGCACAAGAAGACTGTGCGTCCTGTTTTTCTTGCAAAGTCCACTTCGGGAAGGTTGTACGGGACTATGTTCGCACCTGTCATACTCGCGTGCCGTCTACCGTTCTCGTCCACCCTGTACTGCTTGTATGTCTTACCTTTGGAGTCAAAGGTCTTATATCTCTGCTTGATGTGCTGGACTACGCCATCCTCGTCGGTGTAGTGCCATTCCTGCTCCAACACAGGTTCTTGCGGTTTCGGTAACGGTTTGATTTGGGTGAGAAAGTCCATCGGGTTTGGTAAGTCGTCAAGCAGTCCATAGTCCTTGACCGCATTGAAGACCGACTCCTGACTGCACCCACTAAAGCACTTGAAGAGTGGCTTGCCTTCGTCTGTCTCTGATACGCAAAGACTTGGATTCTTGTCACCATTACCCTGCCCGTGTGAGCTGACAGGGCAACTCGCCAGCCACCCTCCGCCTACCTTCTTTGCGTTGCCAAGCGCTTGAGCTATTTGTTCGGCTTGCATTCTTGTCCTTGTTCTATTTGTTCTAATCTCTGCTCCAACTCGTAGACCCGTTGAGCCAACGCAATAAGAAGCAGCATCCAAAATTCTTGTGTGTTTTCCATAGAGGAAAAAAAACGGGACTGACCTTTCAGCCAGCCCCGTCTCTCCTAAGAGTTAAAACATCTCGTCGTCTTCGACTGCCTGAGCCATTGCAGTCTTAGGCGCTGCTTTAGGTTGTGGAGCTGGTGCTGGTGCTGCCATGCTGATCTTGCCGTCACTATCAAAGGACTGCGTGCCGTCGTCCACCGCGTCCATGCCAGCAGGACGATCAATCCAACTCGTTACATCAAAGTTAGGAATGCGAGTCGTGCCTTTGCCGATCTTCTCTAGCGTTGAGCCTTTGTACTCAATCACGGGTAACTTGCCAGCATTGGCAGCTTGTCCCGCCTCGATTGCCTTCCACAGTTTCTCTAAGCCCATGTTTGGACCTGTGCCATTTGCAGACCACTCAGCGAGTCCCATCTCCTTGTTATAAAACTTGATGGAGAAACCACGCTTGTGGTCTGGTGACGGTTGAGCACCCTTCTTGCCCAGACTTGCGTCTGGTTGCCAATCGCGCACACCTTCTCCAAGGTGCATCCAACCAGTCTGCAACGAGTCAGTATCCACAACCATTTTCTTTGGCGTGAATTCCTCCTTGTTTGAGTTGAGCCATGCGTTAGCAGATGGCATAAAGCGGATGTAGTTACCACCGCCAGATGATGATGAAAGATTAAGCATTTGAGC